TTGGCTTTCTCGGCCAGTCCTGGTGTCTGCTGGTAGATGGTCGGGATGCCCGGGCCTTCCTTGCGTCGCCATGGGGTGCGAGCGCCATCTTTGTACTTGGGCGAGTCGATGTTGACCTCGAACACACCGGAATATCGGGACTTGATCAGCGATGCGATAAACGCGTGCTTGTACTTCTCGCGCTTGCCGTCACGCCATATCTTGAAGCTGACGCCAGACTTTCCGACAGGTTTGGCGCCATACTTCAGCAGACTGATCGGGCCACTCTTCAGAATCAGCTTCGCCTGTGCCGACCCCATGGTGCCCAGACTGGCGAGCCTGAACGAAGTGTGCTCGCGGATATCCGCCTTTTTCAGTGCCGCCTTGGCGTAGATGCCATCAACCACATGCTTGCGGCCCTGCCGGGTGCCGTGGTTAACGGCCCGCATCACGGCCTTTTCAGCGCCGTTGCGGTAGCCATACAGCACGTCGCGGACGCGCTTCATGCTCGCTTCATCGATGCGGACTGTTTGATTCTGGCTCATAGGTCCTCACTCACCACGACGCGCACGGTATAGCCGTCATTCGCCACCTTGGACTCCACGCGCCAGACCGTGGTCTCGGTGTGGATCAGGTCTCGTTTTTTGAGGTCGCCGACATCATCAACAAGCATCTCTGCCTCTGTGCGCCTTTCAGCAGTGTCAGTGTCGCCCGCGGATACCAGCTGGATATCACGCATGATGTGTACCAGCACATTCTCAATGAGTTCTGAAACACCGTACTTCTCCAGATCGCAGGGCTCACCGCAGCGCACAAGGTTGCGCCGGGCTGCTCGTTTCATGGTTTTGTCGATGGACATGGTGGTTACCTCCGCATACTGAAACGGCCCCGTCTGGAGCCGTTTGGATGTGCAGAGATCAGCCGGTCAGCTTCACCACTGCGCCCGGACGGGTGCAGAGGAAGATCGGGTTGGACTGGGATTCCAGTGCCATGCCCTTGTTCATGGCCAGCGGCTCCATCTTGGAGTAGTACGGCAGACCGTTGGTGTTGACGGTCTCCAGGTAGTTGGCCGGTGCAAAGCGGCCAATGAACAGCTCGTACACACCTTCGGGGATGGCGTAGGCTTCATCGTCACCGATGAACTTGTTGCCACCGACCTGACCACGGTACTGCTCGAAGATCGCGCCGCCGAACTCGAAACCGCCGCGCGGGTCGTTGCGCAGCGCTCCCACGCCGGAGCAACCTTGTCGTGACCGATCAGGTTCTTGAAGTAGTTGCGACCACACAAAACGCGCACGCCGGTGAAGCTCACGCCGCCCAGCTTGTCCTCGATCAGATCCAGCAGCTCAAGCACTTTCTCGCGCACCTTAGTTGTGGCAGTGGCAAGCACAAGGCTGTGGGTTGTCTGGCTGATGCCGAACTGGGTCAGCAGGTTGACCAGTACGGTAGAGCCGTCTGAGTCCAGCAGCTGGCCCTTGGCTGCGCCGATCATCAGGTGCTCAAGAGTGGCATCGATCTGACGGCGGTGCTTGGCCAGATGGCGGTTCACCACGGTCTGCACCGATTCGACTTCAGTCTCGGAACCGAAGGCGCGCACATTCTGGATCTCGTCCGCCATGACTGCGCCGGTCTGCGGCAGGTGCAGCGTGTTGAACGGGATCATGGTGCGCTTGTCGCCCACGACCACCTGACCCGGTGCGCCACGGTCGGCAGCCGCCACCAGCCCCAGAGTAGCGCCGTCTTTCTCGATGCTGATCTGGGTGGTGGTGATGCCTTCGTTCTGGAACATGCCCAGCTGGCCCATACGGCCAGGAACGTGCGGCTGTTCGGCAATGGATGCTGTCAGGCTCTGCAGGCTGAACGCATCGTCGTTGAAAATATCCAAAGATGGCATAGTTGTATCCTCTTGAATTGGGTACAAAAAAACCGCCCTATGGCGGCTTTGTCGTTAAGCGGTTTGGGTTATCGAACGATGATGCCCAGCGCTGCCAGTGCGGCGGTGCCTGCGGCGTCGTTGTCGGTCAGTCGCGCAGCCTTCACCTCAGCGTCACGCACGATGGCGACGCCGGTGGCGTCTGCAGTGGATGCGTCGACCACTTCATACAAGATGGCGGCAGCGGCTTCAGAGCCGTCCGTTGCAACCGGATCGTAGGCGGTATAGCTGCCACTTGCGGTGATCTTGCCCAGCACCTGGCCGGCAGGGAATGCGCCGCCAGTCAGGGTGATGGGTTCGCGGGAACGGGTGCCGTTGGCTTCTGACAGCAGAAATTCACCGGCACGGGTGGCTTCGGTAATTGCCATGGTGTTTAACCTCTCTGGTTATTGAGTTGTGCGTAAGCCTTTTTTGGATCAGGCTGTTTTGCGGTTGTGCCCGTACCGGGCGTGGTGTGATTGTCTAGATCCTGATCGACCAGGGCTTTCGCCTCGGCCACAGCAACCCCGAGCATCTGAATCGGGTTATCCAGGTGTGCCATCAGTGCGCCAGCATCGATGCCGGATGCCTTGGCCACGTCCTTGATTTCAGCGGCCAGCTTCAGGCGCCGCTCAACGTCAGCCATCGGCAGCTTGGCCTGAGCCATCGGAACGGCCAGCGCCTCGAAACCAGCTTCGGCGCAGCGGGCAATGATGTCGTCGGCAGTGGCTGCAACCGGATTCTTGAAGGCATCGAGTTCTGACAGCACCTGTTCATGTGATGCTTGAAGTGTGTCGAGTTCGGCCTTGTAGCTGTTGGCTTGTGCCTGAGCGGCTTCGGCCATCTGCTCGGCAGCGCGGATGTTGCCCTGCAGCTGCAGCTGCTGCTTGAACTGCTTCGGATCAGCGCAGGCGACTGCTCGCAGGCTGTCGTGCTTGTCGGTGGCCATACCCCAACCGATTGCATCGTCAGCGGTCATGTAGGTGTCGCCACGGTCGAGCAGCTGCTTGATCTCGTCTGCGTCTTTGCCGGTGCCGACCACATAGGCTTCGATGATGGCGGCTTCGACCGTGCCCATTGCCTCGGCCATTTCCTGCATTTCGGCCTTGGTGTAGAAGCCGGCCATCCAGCCTGCCGGGTTGTGGACCATCAGCGTGGCACCGATGCCCATAGTGCGGGTGTCGCCGGCCATCATAATGACGGTGGCGATACTGGCGGCCATGCCGGTCACGGTGATGTTCACGGTGGCCTTGTGGTTGCGCAGGTAGTTCATGATGCGGATGCCACTTGCCACGTCACCGCCTGGGCTGTTCAGCTCAAGATTGATGGTGTCCAGTTCACCCAGCGCTTCAATGGCGTCGATGAAATCACGGGCCGGTTGTTCGCCGGTCCAGTCTTGAATCCAGTCCGGCGCCCAGTCGGAGCCGATTGCGCGGTCAATTATTACATTGGCCGTCCGGTCTCCGGTGGCCTGTGCTTTAAACCATGACATGGTTATCCCTCTTCAGGTTGGAGACCTGCTTGCTGTTCCAGGTCGCGTTTGCGTTTGCGGGCTTCGACGTTCTTGCGCTGCACTTCGCTGGCTCGGTAGCCACGCTTGGCAACGGCGGCATCCAGCGATTCGAGGTCGTTCTCGATCTCGGTCACGGTTGCGCTTACGTCTTGAGTCGGGTGGATATGCGGCCAGCGATGGGTTCGCCAGTCGCGCTTGTTGTAGTCGTCATACCGATCTGCATAGCCGGCAGCACTGACCAGGCGAGTAGCCACGCACTGATCAGTAAACCAGAAAGCCACGCGCTCACAGATCTGATGAATGACAAGGTGGTCCTGGGCCATTTCGATTTCACGGCGGTACTCCTGAATCATGGCGCGGTAGATGCGGTCGTTGACGCCATCCCAGTCGCCGGTCATCAGCTGATACAGCGACTTGGCGCCAGCGGCGATGGCCAGCAGCTGCTGCTTCTGAAAGTCCTTGTATCCGCTGCCGGTGTTGTCGCCATCGAACAGGGTCAGCTTTTCGCCGATCGCACCGCTGATAATCGTGCCGGGCTGGGCGTTGATCTCGGGTACATCTGAGTCATCGGAAAGCGGTTCACCGGTGATCGGGTCGAACTGCCAGTCGTTGTCGGACTGGTATTCTTTCTGCAGGAAGCCGGTAAACGGTGCGCGCGTCTCTTTGCGCTTGAGCTCGCTGTCTTCGTAGGTGTCGTAGGTGTAGGCACGCAGCAGGGCCGGTACGATATCCGGCTCCCCGCGCACCTGCCCCGGTCGCAGCGGCAGATAGTGATGGATCACCTGGTCAGCCGGGATGCGGATCGGGTTGTTGACGCCCATGCTGGTGTTGTCTTGCGGGTGCTCGGGATACATCCAGATCGCAGCCAGTCGGCCGCGTGCGGTGTATTCCTTACCGGCGATGATCTTGTTGCCGTTCTGCAGCGTCTCGTTCATGTCGAGCGGGACGTGATCAGGCTCGATCACCTGCAGCTGGATAGGCACGGTCAGACCCCAGGCAAACGGGCGATACCGAACGCGAATGAACACCTCACCAGCGGTACGGCGGCAGCGCACAGCCTGCGCCAGCTGGCCGTAGAAATCCAGGCTACCATCGGCGCAACTCTGTCCGGTCCACGGCAGCCACAACTGCTCCATACGTTCGTTGAAAGCCGTGTCAGAGCTCTCGAACATCGGCACAATGCCGGTTCCGACTTCGTTGGAGACGTTGCGATCAATCGCCTGCCTGATCCACGGGTTGTTGCGGTACGCCTGACGGCTGCGGTTGCGTAGGGTGTTGAGTGCCGGTGTCAGTGCTCGGTTCGGTCCGGTAGCCGGTGCAGTCCATCCTGATGCGCGGCGGCTATGGGTGGCACCTTCGTATGCCTGGGCGCGAGTTTTCACCGGCAGGCCGTTCTTGATGCGGACGCGGGGCTTGCTCACGTCATACCCCCTTGCTCACGTTCATGCGGAAGGCCCGGCGCGGTCGGCGGCCGGCGGCGGCTTCCAGGTATTTGCTAATAATCTGCTCAGCCTGCATCAGCTCGGTCAGTGACCGGTAGGTAACCGCCTTGCCATCGGCAAAGGTGACGGACTTTTCCCCGGTGGCGATCGCTTCGCGGATGCTGATCAAGTCGTCTTGGGTGTAGGCCATGTGTGCGTCCGGTAAATATCAGGCATTAAAACCCGAATGGTTGCTGGATTTATAGGTGGCTGA